AACCTTTCTTGTTATGGGGAAGGTTTTTTTATGAGCAGGCCGCTGCGGTATAAATTCATTGTTGCTGATCTCTCTGCTACCGGAAACCAGGTTACCACGTCATAAACAGTTCCTCCGCTAATGTTTGCAATAACGGCAATGGTTTTATCACTGTAATATTTCAGAAAAACGTACTGGCTAAACTTATTCACCGGTTTCCCTTTCCGGGCCTGTTTCCATTTTGCCGTTACATCTTTTGTTATTTTATATACATCCTGCCGGGCATTTACCCATACTTCGTCGGGCAGTTTCAGCGTTTCGGCAGCGGCTTTCACAAATTGCAGTCGTTCAGCTATTTTGTTTTTGTGAGCGGCTTCCCAGGCTGTTACGTCGAATCCAATTTTCCGGTCGTTAAAATCGGTAAGGAATGTGCGGCCATTTTCGCGAGCCAGCCCTGCGGCAAACTCCGCGGTTGTGCCCTGGTAAACCGGGGCATTGCTTCCGGCAGCCTTGCGGTACTGTTCGAAGCTTTTCAGTCCGTATTCCCTGTAATTAACATTTTTCAGCCATTTGGACGCATTATCCGGAAACTTTGCAATATACTGCTGGTCGGCAGTGAAGATCTCTGGCAAAGCCGCACGGTTCACCCCAAACCCGGAAGCTGCAGAACGTTTCCATTCGTCGGTTTGCAGGAAAGCATCAACCCGGACACGGCTTTCGGCAATTTCAGAATCGGTTACCTCATGACGCATACGGGGCACAATGTAGCACCGGCATTTCCATCCGTTTGGAGGCCATATTTTATTCCAGCGGACATCATCGGCAGGCAGTACAATGCCGTCAATTTCGCGGTGCTCCTGCCGCACTTTGTCGTCGCCAACTGTTTTGTACATCCAGATATTGAACAACTCTTTTTTGCTGTTAAGCCGGTTATATGTTTCTGCGCTTTCACTTATCAGGGTTGCGGTCTGGTATTCGGTACGCTGCCAAGTTTTATTGAATACGTCGAGTTCGGCGCTGGCCATTCGGTGAAATTCCTCAAAACTTTTTGCTTCCCGGTACAGTTCGTTCAGCCGCTGGCTTTCGGCCAGGGTTTTTGCTGCGCTGAACTGGAATATGTTCAGCTCCTGTGCGGTTCGAAAAGCGTCGGACTGGTATCCGTAAGTGAAGCCGAGATCGGCCATCCGGACTGCCTTTTTGCTAAGCGCTGAAATAAGATCGTTGCTTATCCATTCGAACAGCTCGGGCATGAAGCCACCCTGGTTGATGGCGTGTTTAATAATGCGGTCGTGAAGTTGCTGATCATTCAGGTTGATGGGGAGAAATCCAGTTGCCCCGCCCTGCGGGGCTAATGCGAAAAAAGAGCGGACCCTTTCCAAGAATGTATGGTCGGCGTTTTCAATCTCTTCACCGTCACCCCCTGAGTCCATTCGTCCGCCTCCGGCGTACACCTTCCCTTGATAAGGGGAGGAAAGCCCACCCATACGCCTGGCGATTGGTTCACCGTTCTGCGGAACCGGGATACTGTATTTGTCATGCAAAAAGCTTTGCGGAATTTCCATAATATCAGAGAGCATCAACACATCATTGACTGAGAGTTCGGTAGCTGATTCCGGGAAAACGAAGCTACCGCCTGAAACAGGGAAGCCCCGTTTTTCCATAAGAGGCAAAACAATGTAATTAAGCACCCGTTGCACGTACCGCATGTCGGCTTTGTTTTTTCCTTCCTCCACCTCTTTGTGAACTTCGCCCAAGCTGCGGGCGCCGGTTTCGTTTTGAACTGTGGTCAGAGTTTGACCGAGAACGGTAATCAGCATCTCCTCGTTACATGCCCGGCGAAAATCGTTGTAGGATGTACCTGAACTTCCACTGCCGGTGTTGTTGGTAGTTTCCACCTCGCTTTCCTTCGGTATTACCACGTAAGGAGCAGAACCGGCCTGTTCGAGCGCCTGTTCAAGAAGCTTTCGGCTCTCCGAATCGTAGCTGCTATACTTCCCTACCCTTTGGGGCATGCCGAATATTTCAAGCCATTGTGCATAATCTCCGAATCCTCCCCGTTTCCAGATGGCAAACGGCGCAGTTTTCAGCATTACGCCATATTGCCGTGGTTTGCCTAATATAAGGAGGTGGTCGTCGCCCTCGTAAGGTATACCCTGTGCATCGAAGGCATTGCGCAGGATGCTCCGGCTTTCGAGGCCGATGTGCTGCGCAGGTATCGGCTCAAACCGGAACCCGTCGGTAAAATTGAACTCCCCGCCGCTGCGCCCCCAGAACACCCGGTTCATTATTGTTTTTAGCAGTTCTTCGAAGTCGGTACTGTCGATAATATCGAACATCTCTACAATCTCTTTGCCGTTCGCGTCCTGGAATGTAATGGCTGAATTGGTAACCGCCATAATACGTTTATCAATTGCATCAGATAGCACCCCGTCAATAAGCAGGTCTTCGTACAGGTCGTAAAGTTGTTTCATCCGGCCCATATCGGCCGCACGCAGGGCGGTGCGCCATTCGCCCACGTCGATGCTTTTGCGGGTAGGCGCTTTGATTATGAGCTCCTGGATTATTGTTTGTTGTTTTTTTGCCATATTGCTGAATTTAGAAATGCTGTGTTTTTTTCGGGTTGCTGCCGAACTTAATTAAAGCGGCCGTTTCGTCGGGTTTTTCGGGCAGGTCGGCGGCCACGTCGCCCTTTTGCACGGCTTTCAGCCAGCTTATTGCCCGGTCGTAGCGGTCCTGCCGCAATTCCAGTTCCATCCCGGCATTGCACAAAACAAGGAAGTGCCAGGTGGCAATATCCTTAACAAAGGTTAGCAGCAGAGCATTGCGGCTGCTGCCGGTTGCGGCAAAGGTGGCGGCCACGTCGTAGGCGGCGAGGTAGCCGCGTGCTTCGGCAATTGCCGCATCGATGGCCGCCTGCAGGATGGTCGAGTCGCCACGGCTGATCACCTCCACGTTTTCGTTGTAGAGGTGACTTGAGAGTTCGGATGTTGTTAAGAATGCCATATCTTTTTTATTACAGTTGCAATAGTTCCTCCCCGGCCAGCGTTATCCCCATCAGTGTATCGAAGAAGCACATAGGTTCTAATTTCGTTACATTAACATTGCGGCTCCATTCACCGTTGCGTTTTTTTGCCTGTATTTCACGGCGGCTCAACACCTGGTATTTTTGTTTTAAAAAATAAACCCGATAGCGTTTACCGTTTTTGCGGCAAAGACGTTCTGCACGGCGGATTGCTTTTTTTAAAGCTCCTGGCCGGCCTTTAAAACGTATATAAAGACTAATTAAATGGTTTATCAATCGTTTTGCAATCATGGTTCCAATCGTCTCCTTGTTGAACTATTTCCAAAGTTTCACCCTCTGCAACCACCGGTTAATGTACACCCCCGCAAACGCCACGATAATGTTACAGGTTATATCATGCGGTGATGGTCTGCTATCGTGCAGGAACTCTTTCGCTATGCCGATACCAAGCGTAAACCCAAATCCGATTACTTCTGCTTCGTTTTTTCTGATATTGAAATCTCTTGCCAATTCAATGCTTGCGGAAGTAATGGCAATAGAAGCAACCAAATGAGCAGCCTTATCCTGTTTCAGCCATTCGTTGCGCAAGTCGTTAGCTGACGAGCTGAATGAAAAGAATATCAATAATATGGTTACAATTATCTTCAAATCTTTACCTTCATTTTCAACACTTCCCCATCCTTCATACAAGCCATTGCTGACTTTGTACCTTCTTTTGTTTCAGAAGTTTCAGGATTTTTTTGTCCATAACTTCTGTAAGAGTGAGTTCCATTTTCCGTTTTTAAAAATTAGTAGTTTCATTCTGCTTCGTTTTCGGTTACTTCAATCTCAATTACCTGCTCAATACTTTCATCGTCCTTTGTTGCAATTGTCAAAACCCTGTACACATTATCCCCGTCTGTGTCTTGTGGGTCGTTAAAGTCTGGTGGTTTAAGAAACTTCAGTTCGTTTCCTTCAATTTCAAAAAGTTCATTGTCGTAGAAAAACTGAAGTAAGGGAGGAAATGTCAACAATATCTCAATGATTCCTTCTTCAATCGGTAAATCAACCCCATTTAGCAAATCAAACGGCAAATGAACATCAGCAATTGGAACAACATCTAAAGGCGGAGTATATGAAACAAAAACCAAATTTGTATAAACCCCTGAAGTTGTGCCTTTAATAATTACAAACAAGTCTATCACATCATAATCCACATGGTCAAGGTTGAAGATTAGTTCTGTGGTATCTTCGCCTTGCTGATATGTGAGTTCTTCAGAAAATTCCGTTAAATTACCATGGGATAATAATTGAATAACTTTATAATACCACGTTACAGTATTAATGGCTGCGCTGTCTGGAGTGATTGAAATGTTTGTTGGGGCAGGAGCTTGTTTTCCGGCAGGGATTGGATGGTATTTAATTGGAATAGTTAACGTATGTGTCACATAATTGTTATATTCCAATGATATAAAAGGCATCACCATTATATTTTTCCCTAGAATTTTACTTATGTCATTATAACTAAAGTTGGAAATTGAAGATTCATCAGGCGTTGGACCAAGAAAAATATCAAATGCATTAGCCCAAAACGGTTTTTTAGTACCTAATCCGGTAATATATATAACTGTTGTGCTATCACCAATAACAAAACTTTTCACATCAGAGATTTGCGACCTAAATTCTTGAGATTCACCCAAGAGTTTCTTATACATACATCTATAATACCACGTTACAGGGTTATCCCCTACTACATCAGGAGTTAATACAATCTCTTCCGGTGCAGGAGCAGGATATCCAAGCTGAATATCTGCACCTTCTTTGTTCGCTTGAAGCAAAATCCTTTCATCTGAAGCCTCTAAATATTTATGTCGTGGAACGAGTTTCAAGCCAGTAATAGGATTGATGAGTTCTTTTACTTTGTCAGCAAACTGTCTGAACGTAGCTTCTCCAACTTCCACTCCTTTTCTTTCAATAGTTTCCTTAATTGCATCTCTCGTGCCTTTGATGTAATCAAGTTTAGCCTGTGCATTTTCTAATTCGCTCATGCTATAATTATTTCGTTGTTAATGTCGTCAAGCTGTGTATTCATCTCTGAAAGCGTAGGGACTCTACCCCTATAAACCGTATCTTCAGTATTCGTCAACAGATTCAGGCTCGTAATTATTCCCGAATAATCAACTACCGGAGGCGAAGGTTTCAACAATGTCCCAAGTTGAACTCTTGCGGAACTTCGCTTACCTACCCGTATGTTATTGATGATAAGCATCACTCTGCGGGTGTTATGGTTTGCCCTGTGCCCCAGTAGACGTCGTAGAGTGTGAGGTTAATGGCATTTGCCGAAATTTTGCGGATTGCCGCCGGGGTCCACTCATACAGCATTACAGGAAGATCAGCCGCCAGGTTGTCCTGATTGAGCGTGCATTGCACTATTAGTCCCAGGCGATTGTCTTCAATTTCATCCTCAACAGGCCGACTTATAACACCTGCCTCAACCGAATTTTTCGGGATGATGATGATAGAGAAGGGAATGTTTGATTTCCCTGGTTTAATTTCGAAGCCGTTTGCCAGGCTTGCAATTTTACCGTGCGCACTTATGCGCCCGGCATACATTTCGTCGCTTACATAACCCTTTTTCATTGTATGAGGTTTTTAAAATTTTCTTAAGCCTTTTCGTTGTCCTATCTTGTAATTGCCTGCGGTAAGCGCAGCCAGTTTTTCGATTACGATCCATACTCCACCCTCCACACAGTCGGGCCCGTCGGCAGGGGCTTTCATTTGCGCGTTAACCAGCAAAAACTGTTCTTCGAGGCGTTTCATGTGCGGATTACCCCGTTCGGCCTCGTTCAGTACCAGCATTCCCTGCCGATTCAGCGGCTGCAAGTTTCCTTCAATACGGCTGAACTTATCTGGCTTTTTCCGGTTGTCTGGCACAATGCCAATCACCCCGTTATCTTTCGCCTTTTTTGCGAACAGCGGAATAAAAACCTGTTCGTAGAAGGGGTCCTGAAAGGTATTGTTTTCAATGTAGTTATATACCTGTGTTTTTTCGCCAACATAATCTTTGAGGTAATAATACCAGTTCACGAATTCATCGTTCACCACGTGTTCGAGGTAGCCGGTTATAACATAAAATTTCCCTTCATAAAACCCGATTAAAAACAGTGCTTTAAAACTACCTTTCACGTTTTTTGTGTTTGATGGCGCTGGGTCGCCCTAAGCAATCAAAAAACGAAACTTAGTGAGCGGTGGGACCGGCGCCCAGGTCATTTGGGCAAAAATATCGCCTTCGCTGAGCGGATTGTTGAAATATTCCTTTTGGCCGCTGGCTGTACTCACTAGATTCAGGATGTGGTCGATGTCTTCCTCGCTGTTTTTTTCGGGCCATGTGCTTTTTCCGATTTTATTCCGAATATTAATTATATCAGCATGGTTTGCCATTTTAATGGCGCGGGTAATGCAGCAATCTCTGGCAATTATATTTCCGTTGAAAATAATTCGGTAATTGCCTGACACAGATACAGTTGGTATGAGAGCCTGTTCAATCCAGTTCCATTTTTTTGTAATCCGTTCTGGGTTGCGGGTTTCTTCATCGGTATCAATATCATCCACAAGAATAAAGTCGGGGCGCCAGCTTTCGTTACGTGTTCCGCGTGGACTTTGCCCTGCTCCCAATGCGCGGAATGCCACGCCGCCCATTGTGGTGAACTCACCGATTTCCCACTTTCCGGGTTTTTCCTGAAACCCATAATCATTCCGGATACGCAGATTGCTCTCGAACTCGATCATAAATGGGAGCAGCAGCCGTTCGGCATTTTCATGGCTGTTGGAAATAAGAAGCACGTTGCGGATTTCTCCGGTAAGGGCCATATACATTACCTCCATCATGCTGCGAACGCTTTTTGCCAGCTCACGGCTCCAGGCTCGCACTTCGTACCAGCGTTTATTATTTAAAAGCCGCCTGGTGGCGTCGCGGTGAAATTTTGCTGATTTGCACTTGTAGTAATGCGGAAAGTAATACTGAAACCAACCCTCAGGATTGCTTTCAAGCATAGCTACACGTGACTGCTTGTCGAACTCGCTCTCAAACGAATCCACAGTAGTAGCTTCCATAACCTGGCGACGGAAGTACTCCCATTGTCTCAGGGCATCGCGGTCGTTGAGGTTGAGTCGTTTCATTTAATTCGGCTTTTGATGAATGAATCGAAAAGTGGTGTGAGTTCCTGTGCCTGGGTTATATTGAACCCGCGCAACCAGTCGACGAACGACCGGAATGTGCTGATAATGTCGGCCAGTCCAATGTCGTTTTCCATTTTTTCAATAGCTACGGCTAACTTGCTGATGGTGTCAGCCTCGGAACTGGTTGCATATCGTTTACCCTCTTCTCGTTCGGCAATGGCTTTGTTAATTTCGGATAGTTGCTTGTACATGTTTTTTAATTGTTCCTCTTTCGTTATGGTAATTGAAACTTTCAGCTCCTCCCATTTTCCCAAATTAACCCACTTACTCATGGTTTGAACTGAAACACCTATCCGTTCGGCAACTTCCTTTTGTGTAATGTTTTCTTTCGTGAACAGCAGCTGGGCCCACTCTTTCTTTTGCTTATTGGTAAGTCCGACCATGCTCTTTTTTCTCACGAAACTACTTTTTAGGGGTTTTATACAGAAATAATTAACCAATGGTTAAGGAATATCCATTAATCTTTAAGAACTTTTTTGTTCAATTGAACTGTTGCTTTTTCCTTTGAGAAAAAGTAAACCCGATATGGCCGTAAAAAGTTTCATATTACACGATGAAAGCGTAAACACCCGAGGGTTTCGACTTCTCACATCCGGTGCTAATTTGGAGGAGTTTAAAAAAAATCCGGTGATGCTACTTAATCACAACGACTATAGCATGCCGATAGGACGCTGGGAAAACATTCGCAAGGAAGGCGGTAAGATCATTGCCGATCCAGTGTTTGATGATCAGGATGTTACCGGCCGCGAGGTGAAAGGCAAAGTTGAACGTGATTTTATCCGCATGGCCAGCATAGGCGCCTGGCCCCCGGAGGAGGTGGATGACAACCCGGTGATGAAACTGGAAGGGCAGCGCGGGCCTACGGTTACCAGGTGGACGGTTCGCGAAGCTTCTATTGTAACCATAGGCGGAAACCACAACGCCATGGCGTTTTATGATCGTACAACCGGCGACCGTATCGACATGGACGACGAGGAGATCCTGATAAGGCTTTTTGATATACCTGCAAAATTCAATTTTAAACGTAATAACATGAAGGAACTCGCTAAGATTCTGAATCTGGCCGACACCGCAAGCGAAAGCGATGTGGCAATGGCAATGCGGCAGATTGTAGCTGACCGCGACCGCCTGAAAAACGAAAACACGATCCTCGCCGACCGTATTGACGCTGTAAACAAGGCTGAAAAGGACAAACAGAAAGCCGAGGCCATAGCGCTGGTTGACGCAGCGGTGAAGGATGGACGGCTGGATGCAAAAGCAAAAGACAGCTACCTGAAGCTATTTGATGCCGACCATGAAAGTGCAAAGGCAACTATTGAAGCGCTTTCAAAGCGCAAAAGCGTTGCCGGACAACTGAAGGATGCTGAAGACAACAATGCCGTTGAAATGGCCGACCTGCAAGAAAAGGACTGGAAAACCCTCGACATGGAGGGCAAACTGGTGCTGCTGCGCGACAAGTACCCGGACTTGTACAAGTCGAAATTCAAAGCCCGTTTTGGTATAGAACCTAAAATTATCTGAAAATGACCTGGATTAAAAAAGAAAGTGATGGAACTCATAAGGAATTCAACTTCGTTGCCCCGGCCAGTGCCGATGGCTCCGAAGAAGTTTTGTTCCCGATTGGCAAAGTAGCTACTCCGGATTACAGATCAACCATTGCCGTGGATGTTACACAAATGGAAACTTTTTTGCAACCGGGCGCTCTGACCGGAAATCTTACCATTAATCTGACTATTGATGAACAGGTGACAAAGGGTGCAAAGCTGCATCTGAAACTGGCAGCATCAGGCGCTGCACGGGCTATTACCTTCGGTACCGGCTTCGCCGCCACACCAGTGAGCATTTCCGTAAGTTCCGGCAAGGTTGCCTACATGAGTTTCGTTTTCGACGGGGCCGCTTTTTTGCCGATGTACGAAATTCCTACCTAACGTTTATTAACTAAAAAAGCTGATTCAATGAAGAAAGTATTGATGATTTTTACCGCGTTGCTATTCAACGTATTTGTTGGCGGAGCAATTGCTGTTGCCACAGGGTTTAATCCAGTTGCCGTAATGGGTGTTGGATCTGTTCTTTCATTTGCACTTCCAAATATTCCCGGAGCGTTGCCTATAGCTTTGCAAAAGGAAATTTGGATGAGTGCAATAGTGGAAAGGCTGTTTGCAGATGATTCATTCCTTTCGAAAGCATTTAATGCCGATGAATTTGTTAAAGCCGGTAAAACCGTTCACATTCCAAATGCGGGAAGTCCGAGTAATGTGGTTAAAAACCGCAAAAATTTTCCGGCTATGGTAAAACACCGGGATGATGTGGATTTGACTTTTGATTTGGATGAATTCACCACTGATCCTATTCGCATCCCTCATGCCGATACCATTGAATTGAATTATAATAAACGAGAGAGTATACTGGGCGGCGATAGGCGAAAACTGGCAGAGGAAATAGCAAATGATATAGTATATAAATGGTCACCATCGTCATCCTATACTAAAAGGACAACAGGCGATTCGGTTGAGGCTCATGTTTCAGGATCAACGGGCAACAGGAAAGCCTTTGTGCAGGATGACATTCTCGCAGCAATGAACCAGTTTAACAAGCAGGACATTCCGCAGGAGGACCGGTATATGTTAGTTGATGCCGTTATGTACGGACAATTGCTTGACAGTTTAACTGATAAAGAATCACATGCATTCTTTGCTTCTGCAAACATTGCACAGGGTATTGTAGGAAAACTGTGGACATTCAATATTATGATGCGTTCAAAATCCGGCCGATATAATTCAAACCTAGCTCCAAAAGAATGGACAGCACCCGGTACAACTACCGACCACGGTGCGGTTCTGGCATGGCATATTGACAGTGTTTGCCGCGCGCTGGGCGAGGTGAATATGTTTGATAACATCAGTGATCCCACCTATTATGGTGACATTTACAGCTTCCTTGTACGTGCAGGCGGACGCCCCATGCGCAAAGGAGGTGAAGGATTGCTGGCTATAGTACAGGATACTGTTGCACAAACCTAAAAATTCAACAACATGAGTGAAATACGAAGCATCGGGTTGACTTCGATCAAAATTGGCGATATTGCAGAAGATGGCGGCATGGGGCAAACACTCTCCCCTCTTGGTGTAACCTTTCAGGACACTGCCGAACTGGTACGTGATGATCCGGAAATTACTGAGATTTACTCGGAAGAAAACGATGAGCCGGAGGAAGTTGTTGAAGTGAAAGGAGCGGCTCGTGTGAGGTGGAAGATCATGAACATTGATCCCAGTGAGGTTGTGAAGGTGTTGGGTGGTTCGGTAAGTAATGGCGTTTATTTTTCGCCGGTGGCAAAAGATCCGATTGAGAAATCGGTTGAAATCATAACAAAAACCGGACTGAAAATTGAAATTCCCAGGGTGAAAATTTATGCGAAGGAGAATTTTCAGTTCAGGAAAAAGGGTGTATTGCTTATTGATATTGAGGCAAGGATATTGACGCCCACCAAAGCTCAAACATCCCCGATAAACTGGGAGCAAATTACATAGTATGAATGAAACCGAGCGACTTGCAGCCGAAACAATTCTCGAAAAAGGGGTGAGGGTAAAATTGCCCGCCCCTTTTTTTTTAAGACCATTCTGGCCTGAAATCGGTCTTAAAATCAGACAGCCTAAGTATGGGACATTGTTACACGTTGCACAGTTAAGTTTAAAAGCCGGATTTGATGTTACAAAACTTGAAACCGGTGAATTTGCCGAAGTGCATGCGCTTTATGATCAATACCTGAAACCGCTCTCGCGCATTATAGCTGTACTTTTTTTGAACTCAAAATGGGGAATAAGACTGTTTTCCAGGATAATGGCCCTATGGCTGATCTGGCACCTTACACCCAGGAAGATGGCAGAGATTACAGTTGTTGCCGTTGCCTTTTCAGGTTATGAGGATTTTACGACTACTATCAGATTAATAGGGGCGATGCGGATGAAAGCTACAGCCCCGAGGAATTTGAGCCACGAGAAAAACGGGAGTTAAAAGGCCGGATGGAAGGTCTTCATAGCCCGTGGGGTACAATTTGGAGCATTGTCTCTGCGACCGGCTGGAGTGTGGATTATATCCTTTGGGGTATCAGCTGGATGAACATACAGATGATGATAGCAGACGCTCCGCATTATGTTACAGGCGATACGCCACGGCGCGGAAAGCCTATTGAAAATGAAGCTGATTTGGCAATATTTTTATACTAAAAAAATGGGAATAGGGCCTGTTGATATTGAATTTGTACTGAAGGGCGACGTTGATAACAAGATGAAAGAAGTGAGCGCAACGATAAGGGGCGAAGGCAAGGCGATTGATGACCAGTTCCGCAGGCTTACCGGCGCCGGTTCCGTGGCTTTTGAGGCATTATCTAAGTCAACACAGTTGCAGGCTATGGTCCTGCAGAAGGTGAATTCCGCGATTGACGAGAATGCGCGACGACAGGAACTTCTGAACAAAAAGCTGAATGAAGGAGCAATAAGCTCACAAGATTATCAAAAGGCAATGGCTGCCCTGGCTGTGGAAAAGATGCAGCTTCAATCGCAGGCTGCCAATCTGCAGAACCAGGTAGGGAAGGAAATTGAATTGAACAAACTTGTATCTGGTTCAATTGCTGAAATGACCGAGCGCCTTAACCGCTTAAAAGAAGAATACAAGAACCTTTCTGCTGCCGAGCGTGCCAGTACCGGTGGACAATTGCAACGAGAGATGACAGAGCTCTCGAAAAGCATTACCGAGGCCGAGACGGCTAATATGGGATTTATTGATTCGTTGAAAGCTGCTCCCGGGCCCATCGGATCAACCGTATCCGGTATTGAAAGAATGACCAGTGCTTCCATGCGATTTATTGCTACACCCATCGGCGTAGTTATAGCCGCCATTGCTGCAGGTTTAATGGCCCTCACCAGCTGGTTTCGCCGCACCGAGGAAGGGCAGAATTCCTTGGCAAAAGCATCAGGGTATTTTAAACAAATCCTTGACGGCCTGCTTGATGTAGTCGATAAAGTGGGGAAATTTATTTACAAAGCCTTTACTGATCCGAAAGAAGCCTTAAGTGACCTGGTTGATTTTTTAAAGGGGCAGGTAATATACCGGTTCGAGGCTTTAGGAAAGATGGCATCGGCGATAGGAAAGATGTTTACAAAGGACTGGAAGGAAGGCCTCACTGAGATGGGAAACGCAATGCTGCAATTTCAGCTGGGTGTTGATGATGCAGGCGCGAAGCTCGCGCGTTGGGGATGGGAGATGGCCGACAATGCCCGGAAACGTGCCGAGATTGAAGATAAGTTGTTTAAACTTCGTATAGAGGAACGAAAAGTTAATGAACAGATTGCTGCCAGCGAGGCTAAAATTGCCGAATTACGTTTCAAGGGCCGCGATATTGAATTGTCGGAAAAAGAGCGTCTTGCAGCACTGAAAGAAGCTCAGAAACTTATAGAGGAGAATTTTCAAAAAGAAATTGATATTGCTATCAGACGGCGTGACCTGGTTAAACAACAAAAAGAGTTGTCGAACTCCAACATCGAGGATAATGAAGAGGTGAGCCGCCTGACGGTTGATATTTTCCAAAAACAAGCTGCAATGTCCATTGAGCTGCGTTCACTTATGCGCGACATGAATGCACTTACCAAGGCCGTGAATCATGCTACTGTGGTGGGTGTACAGGCATTACAGCAGGAACTTGAACAATTACAAAAAAAAAATGCTCGATGCTAATTCTGAACAACAGAAAGGAATTGCAAAGCGGATAATTGAACTGCAAAAGGAACTGGAACTGCGGGTGAAGATAGCCGATGAGGTGTTGCGAGCTACCCGTGCGGCTATGTATGGAAGTGATTTGATGCCGGAACGGATGAAGCCGATAACTACCGACATTGATAAAACAATGGAAGCCACCAAAAAGGTGGTGAAGGAAACCACACTGGAAATAGAAAAACTTGGCAAAAAGATAAAAGAGAACGAGGAGAAAGTGAAGACCTTGCAAAAGGCATGGGGTGATGAGGATGTTAAGGAATTTTCGGCCATTTCCAGCCATATTCTTGAAATTACCGATCGCATTACCGATAAATATAAAGAGCAGCTTCGTTTAACCGAGCAGCAATCCCAGCACCTGCAGGGCGCATTGCGTATAACCGGTGGCATTGCTGACCTTGTGAGTGGCAACTACATTCATGGGGCCACCAAGATCATTGATGCTGCACTGGGATTATTCTTGAAAATTCCAGAGGAGATGAACGTGCGTTTTGAGACATTATAGGAAAACGTAGAGAAAGTATTGCGCAGCATAGATATGGCTTCCAGGTCCATGGCCAATTTGGGAAATACCGATATACTACAAGCGCTTGGCGTAGTGAATGCTCAAATGAAAGAAGTAGCTAAGAATGCCAGGAAACTGAATGAAGAGCTGGCTAATAAAAGCTATGGTTCCAATCGCAGGGGAGGAACATCAGTAATTTACGGCAACATATCTCGTGATGTGGCCAATTTGAGTGAAGAAATTGAGAAACTTACAACCAAGTTGCTAAAAGGAAACCTTAGCGATGCACAACGTAAAGCGATTGAAGCGGTTTTATCCAGTTACAATACTCTTTTTGCACAGATTGATCAAATTACCCGTGACCTTACCGGCACAACCGTAAACGAACTGGCCGACAGCCTTGCACAGGCTTTCCTTATTGGTATTGATGCTGCCGAGGACTTTGGTAAAGCTGTAGATGACATTATAAAGCATGTAATTACCAGGCAGCTTACCGCCTCCATGATTGCAGGGCCGGTGCAGCAGGCTATTGACAAACTGATTGCTGACACAGAAGGCGGCCTCACAACTGAGGAGGCGGAATTGTTCAAAAAAACCATTGAGGGGCTGGCCGAGAGTGTTGGCCCGGCCTTCAATGAAGCCAGGAAAGCACTAGAAAGTATCGGGATTAGTTTTGGTGACGGGTCAAACGCCCGCGGAATGGTCGGCGCAATTCGCGCACTTACTGAGGAAACCGGCGGCATGATATACGGGCAAATGATGGGTATCCGATACGATATTAAGGACATTATACGCATTATAAGCCGTAGTG